TTTGTTTGTTGCTTCCATATATTGACCTTAAGGTGTACACCCGAGTATTACCACACTATTTACATATTTCTTTAGGATTCTTGATATCTTCCGCTCCCGGGTTTAACATAATGGGTATGGCTAACTTGCCGACAACATCGAAATGGGTGCGCACGGATTTATTACATCCGACTTTCAAAGCACGACTCGATGCGTTACTTAATCAGGATTCCCGAATCTCTGGGAAAGTTAAGATTGTTTCAGGTGTTCGGAGCTACGCAGATCAGAAACGACTCTATGACGGATGGGTGGCTCGAAAGCCCGGTTTCAATCTAGCGGCGAACCCTGATCGGAAGTTTGCTCCCGGGTGGCAAGGCTCCTACCATCAACAGCAATCCGATGGCTACGGACACGCAGTTGATCTACGCATTACCGGGAGAGGACTAACAACCGGCGATGTCGCCCGGATAGCGAAAGATTACGGAATCAAGCAAACGGTTCTTAACCCATTCGAGTGGTGGCACTTCCAGTGGAGAAACAGCAACGGCATATTCCAAGCTCCGGCGATGGAAGGAAAGCCAACAGAAACGAAGAAAGCCCTAAAAGAGAAAGTAGATATGAAGGGAGTCGGAGCCGCTATTGCGCAACTAGCCGAAACCGTTAAACGGCAACCGCTCCGCCGGGGATCGAAGAACACCGCCGTGAAAGTATTACAACAAGGATTAGCGAACAAAGGATTCAACCCGGGATACCCGGATGGGATATTTGGGAGAAAGACAGCCCTAGCTGTTCGTAACTTTCAACGAGCTTCCGGTTTAGTTGTTGATTCGATAGTCGGCCCAGCAACGTGGAAAGCATTATTCGGATAAGGAGACTACATGTTTAATCTAAACAAAGAACAAGTCAAGGATATTCTCGAGAGAGCAATCTCTACTTATATTCAAACCTTCCTCGGGCTGTGGACAGCCTCTGGAGTAGGTGTGGATATGGGAGGATTATCCACATTGAAACTCGCGGCGCTCGGTGGATTACCTGCCGCTTTCGCTGTTATTAAATCAGCTATCTGCGCCGGTGGGCCGATAGGAGATCCGACAGGCTCGGTTCTCAAGACCCGGGAAGATATCCCAGATGACGCAGAAGAACAACTTTACATATAAGGAAACAAAATGAGCGATATAGGAACACCCCCACTTTCGGTAACGAATAACTCGAACGCTAGAGCGGTAAGAGTTCTCCAAGAGTTACTCGTATCGAAGGGAGCTGGAATAAGAATAGATGGACGCTTTGCGATAGGAACTCAGAGAGCGCTCGGACAATTTCAGGCCGAGAACAAACTAGAACCAACCGGGATAGCGGATGAAGCTACTTGGGAAGCGCTCCGAGGTAAAGCCCCGGCGAAGAAGAAAGCTCCTGCGAAGAAAGCCCCTGCGAAGAAAGCGCCAGCAAAGAAGGCATCGGGAAAAGCGAAGAAGTAAATAATGATTGGTTCACCCGAGCGGAATGTTCCGGGCTACCGACAGAATGGTTCTTTCCGTTAAAGACTAACCGAAACCTTTTTGATGGGAGAGAAGTCTGCGCTATCTGCCCAGTAACGTCTGAGTGTTTAGATTATTCGATATCTATGAATATAGAGTTCGGGATTTGGGGAGGTTTGCGTGAATTTCAACGGAAGAAATTTATTGAAGAAATCCCCCAATAATGTGGTAATACCCGGGTGTACAGACTATATTTAATACATGGAAGCAACGCAAAATAAAGGAGACAAAATGGAGCTGACAGTGAAAGAACTAATGGACAATGCAAAGCGAGCTATCATTAGAGAAAAGGTTGAGGAACTCTATCAACAAGTAAACGCAAGAAGCATCAATATCGACAAAGCTGAAGCAAGAGCAAAAGAATTAATCGAAGCATATCACGCTATCTAGTAAAGGTTTGAGGTAGAAATCCTCGTAAAAAGAAACCGGTTGTTTGGGATCGTTAAGCCTTGACAGGACACTGGGACCGCTTAGGCGGTCCTAATTCCTTTTTGGGAATAATGGTAATAGTCGGGTATTCACGTTACGCTTGTAAGTGAAGCAACTAAAGAAGGAGAATTATGGAAGCTGATACACACCGGATCCTATCCGGTCACGCTAATGACTTATGGTTATCGAGGAACTTCGGACTACATCCGGAGAAGGACATAATCATTGATCAGGCTGTAAATACGGCCTATCTAAATCTGGAGATGCGATATCAAACCTACGCAGAGAACTCTTGGACTGACGAGACTCTCTGGTGGATAGATAAAGCTGTCGCCCGGGGATGCCCTTGCGATGATTGCGACAAGTGGTTTATTCGGGAAACCCAGATAATTAAAGAAGTGCATTACCAGCTTGATTGCTTAATGCAGAAGATAATAGACAACTATAAGAAGGAGATAAGGAAGCTATGTGGTTATTAATTTTTGACACGATTGTTATGTTCATCGTTCTGTCGAGTCTCTATTGGACTTTCCATGTGATTAAGAGAATACCGGAAGCATACAACCGGGCTATGGATTACTTGGGACTAAACCCACCGGAGGAGAGAGTATGATGCTGAAGGGATTAACGGAGAAGGAGCGGAAGAAGCTCCTCCTTAACTGGAAAGAAAGCCAAGCGCATGAAGGAGGACTCGACCACCAGCCGGTTGTTAAGTATTTCTATATGCAGGCAACGTGGTTGATAACGGAAATGTCCGAAAGCGGCGAAGGTTTCGGGCTTTGCGATTTAGGACATCAGTGTCCGGAACTCGGATATGTTCACGCCGGGGAGCTTAAATCATTAAAAAGATTTGGTGGTATCCAGAAAGATCGATACTTTACTCCGGATCAACCTATTTCCGTATATGCGCAAATGGCTCGGGAAGCAGGTTACATAAATGTCTGACACAATACAAGGAAGCAAGAACTGGATAATGGTTCCTACGGCTCCGCTCCGAGAGCTAATGGATTCACGTTATCCGAGAGAATCGGCCCATGAAAAAGGGCAACGTTTAGGGATTTCCCGGTCATCGTATCAACGAATAAACACGAACGATATCATGACCTATATTCGAGCGGACCGATATGCGGTCAGTTTAGGTTTACATCCGGTGAATATCTGGGCTGACTGGTACGAAATCACCACGAAGTAACTTCGGACAGTAGAGCTTTCACGCATTACAATCGGTGCGTGAAAGCTCTACGCAATACATTAAAGGTCATCTCCCGGGTATGTTTGATTGCTGTTTTAATCCTTGCGTGGGTAGCTCCTCCGACTTATGCGAATGGGACGACCTGCGAAACTACCGATGATGGCTGGGATTGTTCGGTCGATATTACGACTTGGGGACAGGATCCCGGGTTTACTTTCACAATCACGGAGGACCAAACCGTAGTCGAGATGATAACTTACACTTCTCTGACTTGCGATGATCACGAAACCGGGAGCGGAACAGACACGTATGCGGCGGATCCCCTTTTGAGACTTTACTCTGTTGAACAAGTCGGTGAAACCTTTAGTGATACCTTAATATATGAAGATGACGATTCTGCCGCCCATAACGATGGCACTAATCTTTGCTGGGATTCATACTTGAGCGTAACGCTAGATGCAGGCGATTATGTTCTCTACGCTTCCGCTTATAGCGAAGATACAATTGGGGCATACACGTTAGAAGTCTCCGGAGGAGAGTGGGACATTACAGAGGAGGAGGAGACTCCGGAACCAACTCCATCTCCGACACCCACACCTGAACCTGATCCAACTCCCACGCCTCAGCCGGAACCCACTCCAACTCCTCAGCCAACGCCTGAGCCAACGCCCATCGAAGGTCCACCACTAGAGGAAGAACCTGAACCGAGTCCTGAACCTTCACCTGAACCAACCCCAGTAATTTTGCCAACTCCAACTCCTATACCGGCTCCTCCTACGGAAGAAGAACTTAATGACATCTTAGATGATTGGTTTGAAGAAAACGAGTTTGACTTTGAATTTGACTTTGATTCGGTAATTATCGAACTTGACTCGGAAGAAGACCCGGAAGAAGACCCGGAAGAAGACCCGGGAGAACTTGACGATTTCGCCGGGGAAGATGACATATTTATTGATGAATTGCCGGAAATCGAGGAGTTTCCGGTAGAAGATGAAGAAGATTTAGACCCGGGAGAGCCGGGAGAAGCCCGGGAAGATGAAGAAGAAGTTGGGCCGGGAGAAGAAGAATATGAGCCAGAAGAGGAGTTTCTTGAAGAATATGAGGAAGGACCACCGAACGAAGAAGATATCTACTTCGATCCAGAAACCGGGGAATGGGAAGATGATCCGGATCTAGACCTTGAAGAAGTTGATATTGAGGAGCTACTTGAAGAAGAAGGAGCGCTTGAAGAACTTATTGAGCAACTCGAGGAGGACGATGTTCTCGAGGAAATTATTGAAGATAACCCTGATTTCATTGAAGAAGCCGGGGAAGAAGCGCTTGAAGAATTATTTGAGGATAAACCTGAAATCTTCATACAAGCGGACGACAGTGTTAAGGAAGAGTTTCAGGAAGAAGTAAATGTATTCAGCGGTGCTTTCGATGATTACGTTGCTTCCGGTCAAAACATTACTGTAGAGGAGCGGAGGACAGTCGTAGCGGCGACAGCGGTTGTTTCAACAGTAGCAACTCAGATAAGACCAGCACCGACAACAACAGGAATTACTCCCGGCGGAGCCGGAACAGCAAGCGGACCGGGCTCTCGAGGGAGAGGAAGGAACAGATAAATATGTTTGAAAGATTATCGAAAGAGATACTATTTTTATCTTTAACAATAGGAGGAACTCTGCTCGTGCTAATCACACTGAGCGGAAGCACTCTACAAAAAGGTATATACATCTCAGCGATTGCTTTAGTAGCGCACCTTATCGGAGTTGCTATCGAACATTGGCAAGACAATAAATGAATAAGACAGTAGCGACTGTAGGAAGCGTATTCGGAAGAATCGCCGCAACTTTTGTGTATCAAGCGATGGCGGTGATCGGAGGAGCAAGTATTATCGGTGGCATCCCGGTTTACAAGGCGGCGCTTCTCTCCGGGCTTACCGCTACCGCTACTGTTATTCAGAAACTCGCCGCGGCCTATGCGGACGATGGAAAAATTACAATGGAAGAACTGGATTCGGCGTTTAGAATGAACTCCGCTCCATCTTCGGAGGAGAAGAAATGAGTAAGAATAACCTATATCATTACAGAGCTAAAGTTGAGAGAGTAGTAGACGGAGACACAATAGACGTAACTCTCGACCTTGGGTTTGATTTACATTTACAAGCAAGGGTTAGATTCGCTGGTATTAACGCACCGGAATCACGAACCCGGGACTTGGTAGAGAAGCAGAAGGGACTCGAAGCAAAGCGATTTGTAGAAGACTGGATAGGTAACTGCGATGCGGTAATCATACAAACGCAGTTAGATAAGAAGGGAAAGTTCGGGAGGATCCTTGGGAATATCCTAAATACTGACGGAGCGAGCCTGAACGATGAGATGATAGCGCTAGGACACGCAACCGTTTATGACGGAGGAAAGCGCTAAAAATACGAAAGCTCCTCCGGTCTGTTTGCGGACACTGACCGGAGGAGCTGACGAGCTTGCTATTGATTTACTCCTTCATAGATATCAATATATTCTTCCAACTTAAATTCGCTGAGATCTCTATATTTCTTATTTGCTTCTGGCGTATCTCCTATGAAATAGGTTGGACCACCGTCACCGTCATTAAGAATACTTCCGTTTGCGGTTTTTGCTTCGTAACCAACACCACGGTTGGTCTTGAAGTATCGAATACTAGTTACTTTCATGGAATTCTCTCCTTTGTTATTAATTGCTTCCATAAGTCAAACCTAGTTCTTATATCCCGGTATTACCAGATTATTTAGGTATTTACTCGGAAAAAGAAAGAAGCCCCGAGAGAAAGCTCTCTCGGGGCTTCCCAAGATAGGTAAGGAGATTTTGGAAGCAACTTCCTACCTTGGTGTTCAAAGTGGTTCTACCCTTATATCCCCACTTCAATAATGATAACAGTTACCGCTTCGCTTTATCCCTTAATGCCTTGGATTCTTATTCCGGGTTTCGTCCAAGTAGTCTCGCAGTATTCGTCCTTATCAACTCCATATTCAGTCAGCTTCCCGGCTCGCCAGTAAGAGACATAGGAGCACTCTTTCAAGATTCGCATCGTAGCCGCTTCAACGGATTCTCGGACGGTAATCTCTCCGGTTTCGGGATCTACTTTTGTTATTCGTTTATCTCTTGCTCTTGCAGATAACGTGTACCATAAACCTTCGTGATCCCACTTCTTTGAGGAACCCATCGATTTTGTTACTCGACCTATTCCTCCGATATCCATCTCTTTCTTTGGAAGTAGCTCATAAACTTCAGCGCAGAGGTCTGTTTCTATTTCTCGCAACTCTTTGATTCGGAGACGTATATCTTCAAGCTCTGCTAACTTCTTCAAAGCCGTTTCGTAATCCTCCGGGTTTCCCGACTTAAATTCTTCCGCTCGCTCACAGTTCGTGTGCCAGCTCCCGGTTTCATCTGTTTCAATAGGCATTAAAAAGGATCCTCTCCATTCTCAAAGTCATATCTATGACTTACTCTCTTACATACTTCCTGAACGACAAACATAATATCCGCCGCAGAAAGTCCGTCCGTATGTCTCGCCATTAAACCATTAGCCAAGACAGTTATCTTCTCCACTAAAGAATCAATCCCTTCTGGAGGAGCGGTACTTGGTAATCCACCGCTCATACTTGAGACTCTAGGAAATCGGTGTATCGCTTAATTTCTTTGTACACGACTCCCCGGGTTACTCCGCACGCTAGAGCTATCTCTTTCTGCGTGAAATACCCATCCGTCCAGAGTTCGTGCCATATCATCCGCCGGTTCTCCCCGGCGACAGCAATATGATCCTGAAGCTCCTTCATTAGCTTTGTCTCATCGGTTGCTTCTTTCAGCAACCCTAATACGTGTTCATCATTAATTGTCATAGGAAGTTTCCTCCTTATATTAATTGCTTCCTATCGTCATAATATACGAAGGGTGTGACAAATTGCGCAGGTATCTGATAAATTAATTATTGGAAGCTACTACTAAAGGAAGGAGAGATAATGAAGTCACCACGACAGAGTTGTCCGCATTGCAAGCGTCCATATTTGGAAACAGATAATGAACAGCGAACTCGGGAGGGTAATTATCCCGGTTTGGAGAAGGAAGCTATTAAAGACATCGAGGAGATGAATCGAAGCTGTACACGCATCTTCGAGTTCCTCCGCTCCCGGGAGCCATACGATTGGGTATCCGGTGATGATCTTCGTAACGTCCTTAACGGAGGAGATGGGCCGCGGCGAGTCCGTCAGCTCAACGAGGAGTTCGCTATTCCTATCGACCGGAAAATGGATAAGCCGGAAGATGGACGCAGGCAAGCGTATTACCGGATTAGCCCGAAATGGTTCATTAAGGAAACCTTCGAGCAGGGACAGATCGTTTAATTGTCCTACCGACATATTAGAATCGCTTAAACAAAGGAGAAATTATGGGAGCGAGAAATAACATAATCGTCCATCAACCTACTTGGGGAGATCAGGACGAAACACAACCACTTTACTTATATAGCCACTGGCACGGTCAGGAACTAGATAAGGTTGTTATGTCAGCTATCGAAGTTGGTCACGACAGATTAGATGATCCGGTGTACTTTACAAGGATCCTATTTAACGTTATGACAGCGGAAGATTACGTTGTGTTTCAGCCGGAAGTTGGAGAGAAGCCAACATTCTTAACCGGGACTCAAGGGTTCGGGATAGGCGTAAACGGAGGAAATGACCAAGATATGTACGAGCCGATTCACGTTCGTTGGAGACCCGGGAAGAACAGCCGTGGTTGGCATACTTACGAAATCTACTTTGAGAGAATGGGTATCGAATACACCGCTTCCGAGTTCTCGGATGCCGCTATGAAAGATGAATTGCCGTTACCGGAATATCTACGAGATATGAATCGGGATATATAGAAGGAGAGAATAATGATTTGGAATAAGACAGAATATGCTGTCAGCAACGAGTCTCGCAAGGGAGAGCTGACTGTACGAGCAAGGATGTATCAGACTTCCTTAGTGATTTCAATAGCGATGGAATCCGGAGAATATCCAAACACGCATGTGAATGAAATAGATATAGTGCAAAGAGATGTACGTATTTCAGACCGGACCATCCTAGATGAGTTACTAGAGGGATTCGAGAAAGCTTGCGAAGAATTACATGAGCGAGAAGGATCCAAGAATGCGCAATGAATATAATCCCTTCGGACCCGGGAGCAAGAAAGAACTTTACAAACAATGGGCCGATGTTGAAACGGAGAAGCAGGAAGCGCTTGCTCGAATTAGAGCGATCAAGGCTGAACTAGAATTAAAGAAAGCAAAGGAGAGGAAATGGGAGAGGAAATAGAAGTGTCTCCGCAGAATCTAGCGCTCGTTAGACCGCAAGGATCCGCAGGAGATATTGTTGAATCAATGGCAGAATATCAGGAGCTATGCGTAAAGCTCCTAGATGATAACGACTGGCAGACGATACAGGGAAAGCGATTCCCTAAACGTTCAGCGTGGAGGAAGCTCGCTGTAGCTTACGGAGTTTCCTTCGAGATCAAGGACAGATCCTTGTTCTGGGACGATGACGGAAACCTTAAATCAGCAGAGTTTATTGTTAGAGCTACCGCTCCAAACGGAAGATTTGCTGACGGATGGGGAGCTTGTAGTGTCGCTGAACGTAACGCCGGGAGGAAAGCAAACCATGATATCCCGGCAACGGCAGAAACAAGAGCAAAGAACCGGGCCGCGGCGGATCTATTCGGAATGGGCGAAGTGTCGGCGGAGGAAGTTGATAGAAATGCGATGTACATATCAGTTGACGAACAAGCGAAACTCGTTGAACGAATAGACTCGCTCCTTCATGAGGAGAAGATTGACCTTCGACATCTCTGGAAAGAACAACGCTTGCCCCGGAGAGAGCAACTTAACTCTGACCAGCTTGAACACGTGTACAACCTTATTGATGAAGCTATAGCGAAATCTGCAGATACCGTAATAGACTCTGACGAAACTCAAGAAGCTTTTTAATTCGTAAGCCGGGTGGGGCATTTAGTCCATAGGTGTTAGTACCTCCTCACCCGGCTTGCTTGGAGGACATTATGAAGAAACAACGCTGGAGAGCGAGGGATTATGTTGTGATTCCTCGTTCAATACTAACTCAGAAAATATCACCGAGCGCTCTCCGAACGTGGATCTCGCTCGCTTCGTTCTGCTATGACGATGATTCGTGTTGGCCGTCTAATAAAGCGATACTGGAACGGATGCCCTCGGGAACTGCATTGAATACTTTGAAGGCGGCGAAAAGGGAATTGGAACAAGCCGGGCTGATTCGTAGAGATCGAAGGTTTGACAAGGGAAGAGAGACTTCTTCCGTATATTACTTAATCGCTCCGGAGGGTACTCAAATGATTACCACGAACGAAGTGACTCCCCACGAGGGTAATGGTACAGTTACCCCATTAAATAAATACACATTAAATAAAAACAATTTGGGTAATAAAAAGGTTACGGAGGATGGATGGGTATTCGATGAGGAAGTTGGGGAATGGACGGAAGGAACTAAATGATTAAGAAGTTCTCTGCTTTACTTATCGCCGGGCTAACCGCACTTATGATTATATTTACAACGCAACCAGTTAATGCTGATCATAAGAACTACCCACCTTTTGTTGACTGGGGTATGGTAGAAAATTGGACATACGCTTATGGTTACGAAATGTTTGAGAACTCAGAAGTTGTAGAGTTATTACAATATTGGCTTGGTATAGAGCAAGATGGAATTTACGGGCCGCAGACTAACCGAGCGCATAGACAACGAGCGATGGAGCGGAATATCATGGTTCCTATACACGAGTATGTTGTTCCTGACCGGGACTATGGTGAAGCGGTCGAAAGATATCGAAGCGAAGTTATTTCAGCGATAGCAAGATATGGAGGACCAGCTTCAGACGTTAGTAAATTCCTCCGAGTAATGAAATGCGAAAGCGGCGGAGATCCTTCAGCTTTCAATGAATCTTCCGGCGCTTCCGGGTTAATGCAACATTTAAGTAACTATTGGCCGTGGAGAGCAAAAATGGCTGGCTACGAAGGAGCATCTCCGTTCGATCCGATAGCGAATATCAATACATCAGCATGGCTACTTTACGAGCATAGAGCAGGAGGATGGCAACATTGGGTTTGTCAGTAGGAGCGCTTTGTGCCGGTTACGGAGGAATCGAACTGGGGTTAAGAAATATCCTCGACACCGAAATGGTTTGGTTCTCTGACATCTGCCCCGGGAGCGACAAAGTAATTAAGGAAAGATTCGGGAACATACCGAATTTAGGAGATCTGACAGAAATATCACAACAACTATTTGAACCGGAGAAAGTTGATATCGTCACCGCAGGCTTTCCTTGTCAGCCGGTTAGTACAGGCGGTTTACGAAAAGGAGTTAAAGATGAAAGATGGCTCATATCGGATGTTTGCAAAGTTGCCCGGCTTGCTGGAGCAAGATACCTCCTCCTCGAAAATGTCGGAGCCATACTTACCGCTAACAACGGAGAAGCTATGGGACGAGTCTGTGAAGCGTTGGCCGAAAACGGTTACATCAGATGGGAGTGGCTTGTTATTCGAGCGAGTGATGTCGGAGCCCCACATAAACGAGAGCGATGGTTTTGCGTTGCTACCAACGATGACGAACCGGGACGCAAGGAAATCGCCGGACTACTCCGGGAGGACAGGAGATGGCAAACGACCGAGTGGAGCGAAGGGGACAGTAAACGTGCAGGGAGTCTTGGCGCATCTAGAACTTTTGCCGACTCCGACAACCGGACAGGGGAGGAGTTTGACATCGGGGATGGCTACCGGGACAGGGAGGAAGCCGGGATCAACAGGACTCCTACGAGTGAACCTGAACGATTTAGTCTTTCTGGATCGTCTTTTGAACGATATCAACCAGCAATTAGACGATGGGAGCAAACTATCGGTCGAGGATCTCCAGCGCCACATACAGGAATACGGATCTATCACGAAGCTCCTTCCGACTCCCACGGCGAAGGATCCGAAGGACAACACACCAGAAGTGGATTACGAGAGACAAGCGAAAAAGAGAGTTCTCCCGGCGGTAATAATGTGGGAGATAGCTCGGGAAGATTGGGAAAATACAAAGAATACGGCCCAGCAATCGGACGATGGGAAGCTGTTCTGAACCGGAGAGTCCCAGAGGATTTAACATATCACCACGAGAATGGATCAATTAAAGTTTCTCCCGAGTTTATCGAATGGATGATGGGAGTTCCGCCGCGCTGGGTAACTGGCGTTGATTTGTCATATACCCGGAAGCTTGAACTACTAGGGAATGGCGTAGTCCCACAGCAAGCCGAACGTGCTTATGCAATACTATTGGAGAGGGTAACTAGCAATGAGAAAACCAACAAAGAAACCAACTGAGAAAGATTATTATAGGTGGCTTGCGGAAGGAATCGAGAAGGGTTACTGTTCCGATGTCTACTGCGAGAATCACGACACGGTAGCCCCGGGCGACTTCCCTCTTTATATGGAATATGTTGAGCAATACGGTTCCCGAGATTTCTGTTGGCCGATCATGAGATCATATTATGGAGTTGAAGGGCAATGAAAGCAACACGTATATTATCTCTAGGAGCTGGCGTACAGTCTACTACTGTTGCGTTGCTTGCAATTCATAAAGAAATCGCCCCAATAGAACATGCAATATTTGCTGATACTGGTTGGGAGCCACCCGATGTTTACAAGCATTTAGAGTGGTTAATTCCGAAACTTCGAGCGGCAGGTATCAAATTTCATAAGGTAAAAAGCGACAAGAATTATGGAAATATCAAACAAGATATTTTACTTGGGAAAAGACACGCTTCAATTCCAGTCTTTACTAAAGGAGAGGATGGAACAACCGGGACACTCCGGAGACAATGCACAACTGAATACAAGGTAATTCCAGTCCAGAAGAAAGAAAGAGAAATTATTGGACTAGCTCCCGGAGAGAAATGGAAACCTGAAAATGGTGAAATAACTAACGTAATGGGCATATCGCTTGACGAAATACAAAGAATGAAAGACAATCAACTTAAATTTATTACAAACGAATATCCACTTATTGATCTGCGGATGACACGACACGATTGTTTGGTGTGGATTAAAAATCACGGATATCCGCCACCACCAAGAAGTGCTTGTATCGGTTGCCCCTATCACAGCGATAAAGAATGGCGGCGAATGAAACATGAAGATATCGAAGCATTTAATGACGCAGTAGAGTTTGAAAAGCGTATGCAAAATCCACTCCCCGGGACGCAATTAGCAACGATTAATGGAACTCCGTATTTGCATAGGGCTTGCATACCTTTAGACCAAATAGATTTCCGCAATGAAGAAGATTTAGGACAATACTCCTTGTTCGACCAAGAATGTGAAGGTATGTGCGGGATATGAAAAGAACTCCGCTCAAACGGAAAACACCTCTGCGGCGGAGCGGTTCCCTCAACCCGGTTAGCAAGAAGCGAGCCAAAACGAATACAAAGCGCCGGGCTTTCGTTAAGGAAGAACTCGATAAGAGACAATTCTGCGAAGCTAGGATTCCGGAAGTTTGTACGAGATACTCGACAGAGTTACACGAGCCTATCCTCCGCTCCCTCGGTGGTTCTATCTTAGATGTCGAGAACTCCGTTGCTATCTGTCGTATGTGTCATCGTTGGGTACATGATAACGTTGGCGAAGCGAAGAAGCTGGGCTTAATTAAATCCGCACCGCCCGGGAGGAGCTAATGGTAAATCCTAAACCCTACAAAGTTCCAGCTCGCTGGTACTTAGAAGATCACGAACGACCTTGGACGATGAACAAGGAGAGGACTTGGCATTGGTCGCAGAGAGCGAAGGTAACGAAAGAGACTCGGGAGCGCTTCTTCTGGTTAGCGAAGATGGAGAACATACCGAAACTCGACCGGATAAAGGTGGATGCGGTTCCTTTAATTAACGACCGGAGCAAACCAATAGCGGACATAGGAGCCTGCTATCCTGCGGTTAAAGCCGGAATAGATGGACTCGTGGACGCAGGAGTTATCCCTGACGATAATAGTAAGCATTTAACGCAGATATCTTTCTATGCCCCAGTAGATTCTAAACATAACGGTTTGCGGTTAGTGATTACCGATATGGGCTCCGAAAACTAAAAGAAGCCCCTCACGGAAGTGAAGAGCTTCTTCTAAGGTTAATTAAAGTGCGTCATTCCACGTTTACGGTGTCCATCTTACTCGCTCCACCCTTCGCCATTAAGTTCTGTTAGGACTTCTTCGAGATCTCGGATGCTATCAACTTCTCCTCGGTAGTACTCCATCAGCCTTGATGCTAGTCTGGCTGTTTCACGTATTATGTCAATTTGTGCTTGTAGCTCTCGGATTTCATTCTTTCTATTAACTTGCTCTTGTTTAACGGTTAGATACTTAAGATCATTTTCGTTGAACTCTGGGCAGAGGTTCTTTACTGCCACTATGTTTTGCTTTACATTAATTGCTTTCATGGAATTTCTCCTTTGGTTGTTCGTTGCTTCCATGTATTCATATTAACGTGAATACCCGGGTATTACCACATTAAACAGGAAATAATTGATATTTCTTCCGCTCCTGATTAACCTATGAAAAAGGAGAGAATATGGTGGGCCGCAGTAAAGCGCCGGTTGAATATGTATCTGTGAAGAAGTTAGAGATACATCCGGATAATCCCCGGCAGGGAGATATCGGAGCGATAGTAACCTCTATACAAGAGAATGGCTTCTACGGTACGCTCGTTGTTCAACGGAACTCCTCTCGGGTTCTCGCCGGGAACCACAGACTTCAAGCGGCTATCGCCGCCGGGATAGAAGAAGTGCCAGTGTTCTGGGTAGATGTAGACGATAAGGAAGCCCGGAAGATTCTCCTCGCCGATAACAAAACATCAGACCTAGCTAGTTACGATGATCACGCTCTCCTCGATATCCTCCGAGGAATAGCCATAGAGGATGGAGACTTAATCGGAACCGGGTTCGATACGGATGACCTTGATGATTTAATTAATGACCTTAGTGACGGTGACCCGGGAGACTTCCCGAGTTTCGGTGATGATATCGAAACAAATAACACCTGCCCTAAGTGTGGATATGAGTTCTGAAATACGGCCCATCCTTCAGGATATTATCTCTCCGCTCCCCGATAAGCTCGCCGTAGCTACTTCCTCCGGTATAGATAGCGCTAGCATACTAATAGCGGCCCTTGACTGCGATAAGGAAGTTTCTGTGATTAGCTTCACGCTCGCTGATAGGCAATCGAAAGACTTTAGAACCGCTCGGGGACTCGCTCGAAAGTTCGGTTTGGAGTTTATTCCGGTATTTCTCCCGGTTCTTCCCGAGCCGGTCCTCCGCCGGGTAGAGGAAGTCATCAGAGTTCTTCGATTACCCGGAAGCAACTATGATCTCAAACTTAAGAAAACAACCGTTGATTGTTTGTTTCCGTGGATAGATACCTTTGCGAAGCTACAGGAAGTCAAGATATCTACGCTTGCAACCGGGATAGGAGCGGACGGACACTTTGCGCTAAGCAAAGAAGCCTATATTCATTACCGTGAGACTCGAGAGAAGTTTCAGGAGTATCGCCGCAAAATGTTTAATAAGCCTGATGTTAATCAGATAATCAGCCGGGCTATTCTCTCGAAGCAGTACGGAATAGATGTAATATGCCCATATTTCGATAAGCGCATATTCGATTTGTACGCCGGGAAGGACTGGTATGAAGTAAATAAACCGAGACAGAAGGAAGTCGTAAGGAGAGAGTTTCCGGAAGTCGAAGGGATATCGAGCAACGTGCATCAAAACTTACAAAGCGGCGATAACGGAATATCGGAAATAATCGCCAAAGTCGTAATA